TCTTTAGCTTTGGCATCTTGGTCAACCATTGTGCCATTACAATAGACTTCAAACGTATTTGGTTTAATACCACGAATTACTTTATACATTCGTTTTCCAATTGTAAATTCAACTTCTACAATACAATCAGATTGGTTAATTGAGTTTGGTAATTGTGGTTTATTAATTTTACGAAATGGTTTACCAAAAAGACCAAAACATAACGCATCAAGGATGGTTGATTTGCCAGCACCATTATTGCCAATGATGAGTGTATTTGGTGATTTAGTTAAATTGATTTCAGTAAATTGGTTACCAGTTGAAAGAAAATTCTTCCAACGAACTTTTTCAAAAATAATCATGCCTGTTCTTGATTTAATGCTTCAACATATAATTCACGCATTACTGTTTTTAGCTTTTCATTGTTAATGTGTTCTTCTTGGATATTATCCACAAATTTGTTAATGATAGTAATAGTATCTTCTGCTTGGTCCACCATATCATCTTCTATACCTTCTGTCAAGTCTGTAAAGTCCTCGGCAATGGTAATATCGACAGGATTTATATTGTATAACTTCTCCATGAATTTATCAAACAAAAAAGGATTCGTTTTATTTAATACCACAACTTTAACATAAGTATTGGTGTATTCACTTAAATCTTTTTTTGTAATTTCAGTAATAGATTCCTCTTTATCGTCATAGGTAATTTTATAAAACATTCGATTTGGATTTTCAATAAAAGTGAGTTGCCTAGATTCCAAATCAAAAATATGGAAACCACGAGCATCATTATAATCTTGCCAAGTAAGTTCGTATGGATTTCCAAGATAATATATACTGTCAGCATTAGACCTGTGGTGATAATGGCCACTAAAAGTAAAATCAAACTTTCTGAATAACTCACGGCTTAATCCGTCTTGACTTGGCATACCACGATGCATTGCAAAGCCTTGTATCTCAAAGTGTCCCATGCAAATGTCGGCAGATGTGTTTTGTATTTCTGCCAAACTGTTATTGTAATTTTCTGGACAAATCCAAGGCATCATACAGATTTGTGTGTCTTTGACCGTAATTGTTTTTGGTTCAGAAATTACTTGAATATTGGTATATTCTTGTAGTAATAAATCTACTGAATTGACGTTGTTGGTATTTTTAAAATAAGTATCATGATTGCCAGCCAACATATAAACTTGAATGCCTTTGGCATAAAGTTTATCAAAAAACATTTCTCTTGATCGTTTTAATGTAAAAAAGTTTACATATTTTCTACGGTCAAATGTATCACCTAATATAAGAACAGTATCGATGCCGTGTTCTTCAAGAGTTGGAAAGAAAGTGTTGGAATAGAACTTTTCATAATAATCAAGAAAGTGTATGGAGTCATTACGAGCTCCAAAATGCTGGTCAGTTATTAGGGCTATTCGGGTCATTTTGGTCATAAAATTTAATTTCAAATAAACATTCCGCATTCAATTTACCAGCAAAATCAAGCGCATCTCTATGGGTTTTAAACCATTTAAACAATAAAATATCTTTTTTATCAATAGATGGGTAATATGTAACCTTGTACATTATACTATTCTCCTAAAAATTTTTCAATCCCTTTTGATTTTTTTGCCATTTGTTTTTTGGCCTTTTTTGTTTTTTCGTATGTGCCTATGAATTCAGCGATATTATCATACAATTCAAATTGTTTGTTGGTGCCATCTTCGAATTCCATTAGTTCCATTTCGTCTAATATACCCATTTGTTCTGTAGCTTTAAATTTAACATACGTTTGTTTCTTTTCTTTACCAATTCTCCGCAAAAAGGCAAAGTAAATTACTTGTGTAAAATATGCAAAAGGATTTTTAGATTTTGCTGGATCAAAATTATCAAAATATTGTAAACAGTTTTCAATACCATCCGATATCATTTCGTCACGATACGTATAGTTTATGAAATTGGGTTTGTGTGATAGGCCTTCTGCTATCTTCATAAAACACTCACCAATATAATTTGGTATTGGAGGTTTTTGACTTTTAGTTTTTTTTGCTTTGTTACAAGCTTGTTTATAATCTACTAAAGCTTTTAAAAAATCTGCATTGTTTATGTAATGTTTTTGTTTTGTTGTCATAATTACCAAAAAAAGTTATTGACATATGCTTGACAAGTGTGTATAGTCGAGTATGTCCCGGTTTCAAATATAATATTATTAATGTAGTGTATTGCCATCATGATTTAATTCCTCAAAATGTTCTAAAGCATCGTTTATTTCTTCATCGGACATTTCATTGACAATTTGTTTAGCTTTAAGCAAATCTTGAATTTTTTTAATAGTATTGGTATAATACTCACAGAATTCATCTGCTGGCTCTATAACACAGAGAATATTATTTTTATCTAACACTATTTCATTTTTTTTGATTAATTGTATAGGTAACCAATGCCTCATCATCAGACCAACTTCTTTACCTCTAAAATCTAATCCAATAGACATTGGTTCAACAACATCATAAGAATTCATTCCGTTGGCTGTTAATTGACCAATAATATCTTCACCATTCTTTAATCGAACTATTTTTATATTATCCATTTTTTAGTCCTATTTTGTATATTTTGAATGGGAAACTCTCCTCATTATATATCTTAGTTCTTTCCAAGAAATGTTTTAATGTATAATTCATATGTTTTTTGTATCGTAAATCATCTGATATGTCATACAATGTGGCTATTTCTTTGCCTTCATTTTGCCTAAGACCTCTACCGATGCTTTGTAACGTCCTAATAGAAGATTTAGTTGGCATTGCAAATATAATATTATGCAAATTTCTAATATTGATGCCAGTGCTAAAAGTGCCAAAAGAGGCAACCACGATTGCATCTTGTTCTATCTCCATAATTTTTCTTATTTCTTCACGGTCAACTGTGTCAGTACCGCCATAAACAAAAAATACTTTTCTATTGCCAAGCTTTTCTGTTTGTCTTATCATATCATACAATATTTTGCCATGTTTGTCAACCATTTGATATAATACAAGTGTATTTTTACCTAAGCTAACTGCAAGATTTTTAATAAATTTATTTCTAGTTTCGTGTGATATTAGATATTGAATTTCTTCGGGGTAAGTATAATCTTTTGCCTTCAAACATTCTTCATCGGTGTGTTTTAAAATTAAACATTTAATTTCAAAATTTGAAAGTTGTTGTTTGTCGATTAGTTCTTTTGTACTAATAACTTTTTTGACTGTGCCAAATAATCCTTCTAATACAAGTTTATGTGTTTTGGTACCATCTAAAGTACCAGTAAGTCCTATACGATATTTGGCATTAATACATGATGTGAGAATTGTTGTTAACGATTGTGCTTTAAAAAGGTGTGCTTCATCACCAATAACATAATCGAATTGGTGAAAGTATTCTTTTGGCATTTTGTATAAAGATTGCCATGTTGAAATGGTAAGAGGTTTATCTGTTTCTTTTTCTTTACCTTGGTAAATACGGTGAACATTCGTCATTTCACCATCATTATAATCACCAAAATCTGAATATAATTGCTCAACAAGAGATGTTGTAGGTACAATAATAAGGCCTTTAAGATTTTGATATTGATTTAATTGACGAAAAATTAAATAAGAAATAAGAGATTTACCAGAAGCAGTTGGTGAAACTAACAACGCTCGGCGCTTTTGCATGGCATGAATGTATGCATCAATTTGGTGTTCTCTTACATCAATTGGTTTACCATTAGAATGTATATCCAAAGATTCAATAAATTTTTTGGCATGATATACTGAATATTCATCTTCTACATCCGGTCTTGGATCGCCATAATCAAATTGATATTGCCTCTCTTTACAAAATTCTTCAATATATGGTAAAAGACCAAGATAGATTTGATTGTTTTGTAAATTGAATAAACGAATTTTTCCGTCCCAAATTCGACTACGATAAGCAGGAACAAATTGATAACCAGGAACAAAGAATGTAAAAAATTCCGATAATTCTTTTGCTATATGTTTTTCACAAGTTATTTTAGCATATACTTCATCTTTTTTTGATATTAATAATTCATTCATTCTTTTTCATTAAACTGATAAAACCATGCATCAGGAGTACCAACACTCCATTTTGATACATTTTCTACCGAGTAAACCTCTGTGGGTATTTTAAAGTCAGGTGATTTAATTGTTGGTGGTACCAATGATACATCATACCATAGACAACGATTGTTTGGTTGACACGCAAACTGTCCATTATCTAGCTGTATAAAATTATATGATTTATGTTCTTGCACACCTTCTGAAAAACTGGTGTCAATACGATTAAAATCTGGTGCCGCAAAATCAATTGTAAACAAATATTTTCCAAAATAAAATTTACGGTCTTTGCCAAAATATTTTACCTTGAGTCCACGCAAATTTGATTTTTCAATTACCGCCATATCATACGAAAGACAATCCCAAATTTGCAAATGATCTAATGGCAAATATTCGTCAACAGGCTTCCACACATATGCAGAAATTGGCAATTTATCAAACAAAGCACCATACTCCGTTAACATACATTCAATACGGAACGCTTGACCTTTAATTGCTTTGGCTGTAATCCATACACAAGGTTCTAATTCGCCATGACCTTTTTCATGGTTATAAAGAAATTCCTTACGAACAAAACATTTAACTGGTGGTATGTTTGCAACTAAAAACGCCATTATTGTCCCCCTATAAATTTTTCCCAAGAGATGAAATCTCTGAGTTGCCATGTTCTTTGTTTTAATTCATTCAAAATGGATTCTAAAACAGAAACACATTCTTCATGATATACTTTTTTCTCTAACATTTTAATTAAATCAGAATCACCTTCCAAATAAGCATTAATGTCTGATTTTAAAACAAAAGAAAATGGTTGCCATCCATTGGCATCTAAATCTTCTTGGCTCATACGACCAGAATAATATTCTATTTTTATTTTGCGCACACGGAGATAATCGAAATGTGCTTTTTTGGAAGCAATTTTATGTTTAGTAAGTATGGAAAGGTATTGATTGTGTAATTTAGGTATCTTTAACAGTTCTTTACCAGGTTCGGTCTGGTCAATTTCTGTATCTTTTTCCCACAACTTTAATATTTGTTCTAGATTTTCCATAATATTTTCAATAATTTAACACCAATTCCACATCATAACATAAATTATGTTAAATGTCAATACTTTAGTTAAATTTTTTCAAAGTTAAAATAATCAAATATAAAAACGGCATCACCTGTCATGATGTCATCTGCCGATTGTTTGGTATCAAATAATACGTCTGATAATGTGATAGGAAACATATTAAAAAAATGAACTCGGACAATTGGATTGTTCAAATTGGATAAAATCGTTAACGTGGCATCC